CAGCAGATCGGCGGCGAGTCCGTGCTCTACATGGAGAACGTGCTCCCGTCGAAGAAGAACGGCCGTTATCAGGTGGCGGTGTGGGCGACGACCCGCACCGAGGCTGCGTCCGTCTCACTCGCTGCAGAGGCTGCCATGGTGGCCTCCACCGACTTCCAAGTCACGCCCCTGGGTGCGGCTGTCGCAGACATCGACAGCCAGACCAACTACCGAGGCGCGCGACAAGACTTTTCCGTGTGGTCCGACCGATAGGCCGGGCCGCTTCACTCCCTGCCGCCTTCGGGCGGTTTTTTCTTGCCTGAAAGGTACCCCCACCATGGCTGCCAGCCTGCCCAATGGATCGACCCTGTTCATCGGGTCGGCTTACGGTTCCGCCCTGACCGTGACGACCCTGACCAACGCCAACCCCGGCGTGGCCACCTCGACCGCGCACGGCCTGTCGAACGGCGACTACGTCGTCGTCACGTCCGGCTGGTCGCGCCTGAACAACCGCCTGGTGCGCGTTGCCGGCGTGACGGCCAACACCTTCGAACTCGAAGGCATCAACACCACCGACACGGACATCTATCCGTCTGGCTCGGGCATCGGCTCGGTGCGCGAGGTGACGACGTTCACGCAGATCACCCAGGTGCTGCAGCCGACGGCGCAGGGTGGCGAGCAGCAGTTCCTGGCCTACCAGTTCCTGGAAGACGACGCGCAGACCGAGATCCCGACGACCAAGACGGCCGGCGGCTTCAACTTCTCGGTGGCCGACGACCCGACGCTCACCGGCTACATCGCCATGGCTGCGGCCAACGATGACCGCGAGGCCCGCGCCCTGCGCGTGAACCTGGCCAACGGCTCGAAGCTCTGCTACTACGCCTACCTGACCCTCAACGAGACGCCGTCCCTGACGGTGAACGAGCTGATGGCCTGCCAGGCGACGGCGCGCTTCCTGAACAAGCCGACCCGCTACACGACCTGACATGGCCAAGCTTTCTCTGCAACAGAACCCGACCTTCCGAGCGAGGGTGGACATCCCCGTCCCTGGCTCCAAGCCGGTGCCGGTGGAGTTCACCTTCCGCAACCGCACGCGCGAACAGCTCGCGCAGTGGCTGGAAGGATTGGATGGGAAGGACACGCACGCCGCGGTCATGGAGATCGCCAGCGGCTGGGATCTGGAGGACTCGTTCGACGAGTCCAACGTCGCCCTGCTGCTGTCGAACTACATCGGGGCGTGGGGCGCTGTGTACGAGAAGTACATGGGCGAGCTGGTGAAGGCCCGCGAAAAAAACTGAGGGAGGCTGCCCGCGCGATCTACACCCCGCCCCCAACGGAGCATGAGGCCGAGATGCTTGGCCTCACGGTGGAAGAAGCGGGCAGCCAGACCACAGACGTCTGGGACTGCAACTGGCAATCGGTCCTCGTGTTCGAGGCCATGGCCACGCAGTGGCGCGTCGGGATGTCGGGTCCGACAGGGCTCGACTACTCGGCGCTGCCCGCTGTGTTCTCCCTGCTCAAGGTCACGGCAAAGAAGCGTGACGACGTGTTCGCCGACGTTCGAGTCATGGAAGACGCCGCGCTGAAGTTCTTCAGCTGGCAGCAGAAACACCGGAGCCCTTAATGGCTGATCGCAAAGCGCAACTGGAGATATCCGCAGACGCCTCTGGCGTCGAAGCGGGCGTCACCAAGGCCAAGCGCTCACTGGCCGGGCTGGGCGCCGAGGCGAAGAAGGCCGGCGAGGAAGCTACCAAGGGCCTGGGCGGGATCGGCGAAGGCGCGGCCCCAGCGACTGCGAAGGTCGACGCGGCGACGAAGAACATGATCCGCTCGATTGAGCGGGTCACGTTCGCCACCGAGGCCGGCAGCCGCACAAGCTCGAAGTACTTCGAACTTCTGGCGCAACAGCGCGGGGTGAACCCGGAAGCGATCCGGCCCTACCTCGCCGCGCTTGACCAGGCCAATGCCAAGCAGGCGCAGGCAAACCCGCTGCTGCAGGCGTCCACCCGGGCGCTGAACCAGTACGGACTGAGCGCCGGCCAGACGGCTGCCGCGCTGCGCCAGGTGCCGGCGCAACTGACCGACATCGTGACCAGCCTGCAGGCCGGGCAGGCGCCGCTGACGGTGCTGCTGCAACAGGGCGGCCAACTGCGCGACGTGTTCGGTGGCATCGCGCCGGCTGCTCGAGCGCTGGGCGGCGCCGTGCTGCGCCTGATCAACCCCTTCACGCTTCTTGGCGGCGCTGCGGTGGCCCTGGGCGCCGCGTACAACTCTGGGTCGAAGGAAGCCGACGCGTACAACCGCGCGCTGATCCTGACCGGCAACGCGGCCGGCACGACGGCGTCGCAGCTTCAGGCGCAGGCCGAGGCGATCGACGGCATCGTGGGCACGCAGAGCGAGGCCGCCGCGGCGCTGGCTCAGTTCGCCGCGACCGGCGCCGTGGCTGCGTCCAACCTCGAGAAGCTGACCATCGTCGCGCTGCGACTGGACAGCCTGGGCGGCAAGGCGGTGTCCGACACGGTGAAGGAGTTCGCCGCGCTGGGCAAGGACCCGGTCGACGCATCGGCCAAGCTGAACGAGCAGTACAACTATCTGACGCTCTCGGTCTACGAGCAGATCAAGGCGTTGCAGGAACAAGGCCGGGTGACGGAGGCAGCGTCCCTGGCCCAGACCGCGTTCGCCGACGCCCTGAACAAGCGCGCCGACCAACTGCAGCAGAACCTGGGCCTGATCGAGCGCGGGTGGCGCGGCATCACCGGGGCGGCCAAGGAAGCCTGGGACGCGATGCTCAACGTCGGGCGGGCCAGTACCCCCGATAGCCAGCTTGCGGGCCTGCGCCGGCAGCTGGAGGCCCTGGACCAGGGCGCTGCGCTCGGCCCTGAGTTCGGCGGCTCGGCAGGCAGCCCGGCAACCGCCGCAGCGCGCCAGTCGCTGCTGGATCAGATCGCCGCGCTGGAGGACATCAACCGCGAGACGTCGCGCTACGCCAAGGCGCAGGGCGAGGCGGCCGAGGTGACGCGCGCAGGCATCCAGGCCGAGCGGGAGATCTCGCGCATCCGCGAGGCGTCGCGTTCGAACACCGAAAAGCTCAACGCCGAGCTGAAGAAGTACCGCGACAACCTGGACGCGGTGCGCCGCGCGAACCCGTCGAGCGAACTGCTGGACCCTGGGCGCATTGCGCGTGACGAGGCGTCGATCCGCGCCCGGTTCACGCCGCAGCGCACAGCCACCGCTGTGCGCGACGACGCAGCCGAGCGGATGCTGCAGGGCCTGCGCGAGCAGGAAGCCACGCTCAACGCCCAACTGACGACGACCGTCCAACTGACGGCCACCGAGAAGGAGCGCGCGCAGTTCGAGCAGCTGATCGCCGACCTGAAGGAAAAGCGCGTCCTGACGGCTGACCAGAAGTCGCTGCTGGCCGCGCGTGAGGCCATCCGCATCCAGCTAGAGCGCAACATCGCCGCCGAGAAGGAAGTCAAGGCGCGAGCGGACGCGACGAAGGAACTGGAGCGCCAGACCCGCGAACTGGAGCGCTTCCAGGAACGTGCGGCGCAGATTCAGGCGTCGATCGCAGGGTCGAACCGCAACCGGCGCGACCGCTTCGAGGATCAGCTCTCAGGCATCGGCGGCGGCAGCCGAGCGCGCGATCAGCTTCGTGCACAGACCGAGATTCAGCGGGAGTTCCAGCGCTTCCAGGAGCAGCTGGACAAGTCCACGCCAAAGGACCTGATCGGCGGCCCGGAGTACCAGAAGGCGGTCGAAAACATCCGCACGGGCGCGGCTGATGCGCAGGCAGCCCTGGCCGACTTCTACCAGCGCGACGCCGCAGCGCGAGGCAACTGGGCCAACGGCGCCAGCGAAGCCTTCAACAACTACATCGACAACGCCAAGGACATCGCGGGCCAGACCGAGCAGCTGTTCTCAAAGGCGTTCCAGGGCATGGAAGACGCCCTCGTGAAGTTCATCACCACGGGCAAGCTCGACTTCAAGTCGCTGGCCGACTCGATCGTGGCAGACATCACCCGCATCATCGTGAAGCAGCAGATCATGATCCCGCTGCTGCAGGCGCTGGGCCTGGGTGGTGGTGCGGGTGGTGGCGGTGGCGCCCTGACCTCGTTCTTCGGCGCGCTGTTCGGCGGCCCACGTGCCTCCGGTGGGCCTGTGGCCCCTGGCCGCGTCTACGAGGTCAACGAGCGCGGCCCTGAACTGCTTGAGGTCGGCGGGCGCGACTACCTGATGATGGGCTCGCAGGGCGGCAACGTGAAGCCGAACCAGCCAGCCGGTCGCTCGGTGTCCATGACGATCAACGTCCAGGCCACGCCTGGGACTTCGCGCCAGACCGCGCTGCAGACCGGCTCAGCAGTCGGCCAGCGCGTGCGCGAAGCACTCGCACGGAATAGCTGATGGCCATCCTCGCACAGCGTCTCAGCTCGCGCATCGAGCGCGGCGCCACTCGCGTCGTCGTGCATCCCTCGCGGATCAAGATCTACACGGGCAACGGCAACCTGAAGCAGGTCTTCCCATCCGGTCGGCTGAAGCACACCTTCGACGCCAGCCACGGCGTGCGGTCCCAGGCCGACTACATGGAACTGCTCGGCGCGTTCTACGCGGTCATGGGCACGCCATACGACGGCCTGCTGTGGCGCGACTGGGCCGACTACATCGCCACGGCAGCAAACACGACCGTCACGGACCTGGGCGGTGGGTCGTACCAACTGGCGCGCGTCTATTCGTTCGGCGGCGTCGACTTTGTGCGCAACATCACCCGGCCGGTCAACGATGGCACGCTGGCCGTGCAGGACGCTGGAGGCTCTGCGCTGACCGCGACCGTCGACTACTCGGGCGGCACCTTCACGGTGGCATCGGGGACGCCGGCCACGTGGTCGGGCTACTTCGACGTGCCGGTGACCTTCACGGACAACGAGTGGCGTGCGCGGCTGGAAGTGAGCACGCAGAACCTGCACCTGGTCAACGAGTCGATCATGCTCGAGGAGGTCTTCGAGTGAAGACCATCCCGGCCGACCTGCTCGCTGAACTGCAGAGCAATTCGGCCCGTATCGCGTTCGGCATCATCGTGCAGCGCGCGGACGGCACGCAGCTTCGCCTGACCGGGGCACACCAGGACGCGACGATCACTGGCGTCCCGGTCAACGGGTCGGCCACTGGTGCGCTGGTCTACCTGTCGGCGCCCGGCCTGACCGTTTCGAACATCCGCAGCACCGAGGGCTGGGCGGTCGACAACCTTGAGGGCATCCTCCTGGAAGGCGGCGTCGTCACCCGGGCAGACGTACTGCGCGGGCTGTGGGACGGCGCGGCCTGGACGCTGTTCAGGTACAACTGGGCAGACCTCAGCGACGGGATCGAGGTGCTGAAGTGCGGCCGGCTGGGCAACATCCAGCCGCGCACCGGCCACTTCGTCGTCGAACTGCGCGACCTGCGCCAGGCCCTGCAGTCAGAGCACGCGGTGGTCACCCAGGTGGACTGCCGCAACGAACTGGGCGACGCGCGCTGCGGGGTCAACCTCACGTCGCACACCCACACCGGAACGGTCACCAGCGCGGCCAGCTCGCAGGTCTTCACCGACACCTCGCGGACGCAGACCGGCGACTACTTCGGCAACGGGTACCTGACCTGGACGGGTGGCGCGAACGTCGGCGTGACCGTCAAGATCAAGAGCTACGACGGCGCCACGGACACGTTCACCCTGGTGCGCGCGATGCTGTCGCCCATCGGGGCAGGGGACACCTACTCTGCTGTCCGCGGGTGCCGCAAGCGCCGCACCGAGGACTGCGTCGGCATCTACTCGAACGTCCTGAACTTCGACGGCGAGCCCGACAAGCCGAAGGTGAACGACATCGTGGCCGGGGTGGAGTCGTGAGCCCGAGCGACGTGGTGGCTTCAGCGCGCGGCCTGATCGGCACCCCGTACCACCACCAGGCGCGCGTGCCTGGCGTGGGCATTGACTGCGCTGGTGTGCTGATCGTGGTGGCCCGCCAGCTCGGCCTTGTGGCGCCCGACTTCGACGTGACCGGCTACCCGCGCGTGCCCGATGGCGTGGCGCTGCGCGACTACTGCGAGGCCCACATGGTGCGCGTGCAGACGCCTGTGCTCGGCGGCGCGGTGCTGGCTTCCTGGAAGGACGGCCCGCCGCAGCACCTGGGCATCGTGGCCGACTACCAGCACGGCGGCCTGTCGTTCATCCATGCCGATGGCGAGCGAGCCAAGGCAGTGATCGAGACGCGGCTGGCCTTCTCGCGCTACTTCCGCCTGGTGGCCGCCTACGGCTTCCCTGGCGTCGACTACGAGGCTGCCTGATGGCACAGCTTGCACTGGCCGCGGTGGGTGCCGCGATTGGCGGAGCCACGCTCGGCACTGGCGTCGTCGCACTCGGGCTGACGGGCTCGTCGATCGGGTGGATTGCCGGGTCGATGATCGGCTCGGCGCTGTTTCGCCCGAAGTTCAAGGCGCCCGACCCTGGCGACTTGGCCGCGCCTGAACTGCAGTACGGCGCCGCCATCCCCTACGTGTTCGGCACGGTCGTCCTGGCCGGGTCCACGGCGTGGATCAGCGAACTGCGCGCCACCGAGGTCGAGGCCGAGTCCGGGAAGGGCGGCGGCTCCCAGGTCGTCGGCTACACCTACAGCGCCGACATGAAGTTCGTGCTGGCCCGCATCAAGGGCGCGCACGACATCGTCGCCCTGACGCGCGTCTGGCGCAACGGCGACCTGATCTGGTCCGCGCGTGCCGGCGCTGATGCCGAGACCGCACCGGCCAGCGCGAACACAGAGCACTGGGACGACATCGAACTGCGCGTCGGCGGTTCGTCGCAGATGCCCTGGGGGCCGTATGAGACGGCGGTCGGGTCGTCGCTGGCAGTGGCCGACCGGCACGTCACCACGGTGTGCATCACGAATGCCCGCTTCGGCAACAGCAAGACGCCGCCGGTCTATCGGTTCGAGGTGATCACCGCCGGCAGCGCGTCGCCCGGCGACGTGTTCTGGCTGCTCAACGCTGACCAGGCCAACGGCACGA